CCTGAGTGCGGATCGAAAGATAATTTAGCAGTTTACAAAGATGCTAATGATAATCTTTCTTGGCACTGCTTTGGTTGCGGTTACACAAAGGCATCCAAAGAATATACCGAAGAACCTAAACACTCAAACTTTAAGCGCATGAAAACCCAAGACAATCACGAAGTTAATTCTCAAGAACAAGAAGAGGAAGTTTCCTTGCCTGAGAACAAGATTACACCTGAAGAAGTTGCTGAAATCAGAGATAAAACAGTAGCTGATTACGATGGTTATCGTGGTATCAAATCAAGCACCAAGAAGTTTTTTGCAGTAAGAACTGAAGTTGATGACGAAAACAATGTCTTAGCTACTTATTACCCTATCACTATGAAGGGTAAGATTGTAGGTTACAAACGCAGAGGTCATCCAAAACGATTTAGAGCTGTCAATCATGTATCAAAGAATTGTGACTTGTTTGGTCAATTCAAGTTTGAGAATGCAAACAGTAAGAAAACTGTTTTGATTGTCGGTGGCGAAGCTGATACCGAAGCAGCATATCAAATGCTCAAAGGCTACTACTTGTCAAAGTCATGGGAGTATGAGCCAGTTGTCGTATCACCTGTGACTGGTGAAAAAGGAGCTGACAACCTTGCAAAGAACTATACTTTCCTGAACTCTTTTGAGAAAATTGTTCTTGGCTTGGACAACGATAAAGCTGGTTTAGAAGCAGTTGAAAAGTGCATTAAGGTTCTACCAAAGGGCAAGGTTTATATTGCTAAGTGGTCAAAGGGTAAAGACCCTAATGAAATGCTTTTAGCCAATGAGTCAAAGGCTTTTATCAATGATTTCTACTCATCAAAGTTGTATGTACCTGTTGGTGTTGTAGCAAGCAATCAAATCTCAGATGAGATGCGTAAAGAGCTTTCTATTGCCAAGCTACCTTTACCTAAGTTCATGCACAAGCTAGAGGATATGATGGCAGGTGGAATCCCTCTTGGTCGAATCGTAAACCTAGGTGCAGCTAGTGGTAGTGGTAAATCTACAATCATTGATGAAATCATGTATTACTGGTTGTTCAATTCACCACACCAGATTGGCATCGTTACACTTGAATCAACAGTTGGGCAATACGGTGTAAAACTCTTGTCTAGGCACATTTCTAACAAGATTGAGCTTATGCGATCCGATGATGCTTTGAGTTTACTTAGTAGTGAAATAGTCAAAGCCAAGGAGTATGAATTGTTTAATAAGTCAAACGGGGAACCAAGATTCTATTTGGTTGATGACAGGGATGGTGGTGTAGACAATATTAAGGATGCCATTGAGAACCTAATCATTGGTTGTCAGTGTAAAATCATCGTGTTAGACCCTATTCAAGACGTGATTGGTTCATTACCTATTGACGAACAAGATAGCTTTATGGCTTGGCAGAAAGGTATGGTCAAGAGTCATAACGTTACCTTTGCTAATGTTTGCCATACAAGAAAGACAGCAGGTGGTCAAAAAGCTGGATCGACTGGTGCAGACTTGCACGAAGAAGATATTTTTGGTTCATCTTCTGTTTATAAGTCAGCAGCTTGCAATCTCATGTTTGGTCGAAACAAGGAAGCTGAGGATGAAACGGAAAGAAACACTACTGTAATGAAAATGACGAAGTGCAGGTGGACAGGTAAGACTGGGATTGTTGGTATGTATTACTACTGCACCAATGAACACACCTTGTACGATCTTGATGACTGGTTGAACAAGAACTCATAAGGTTTTATTTACTAACAACAATTGGCGTTGTATAATAACAACTCCTTTAACTATTGGAATTAAATTATGAAATTAAGTCTTATTTTACTAGCAGCTTTACTTGCTACTGCCTGCACAACAACGGAAGTCCAACAATCTTACTACGAGACAGAGCAACGTGTTCGTATTGCTGAAGCAGAAGCTCTAAAAGCTAAATATAGCGCGATTGCCTCCATTGCCAATACTGGTGACACCACAGCTAAAACAGTGGCTCTATTGTCGCTTGGCGGCTTCAGTTCAGCAAAAACTAATAGCAGTGCAATCAAAGCCCCAGAAAACCCTTCTGATGCTGCTTTTAAGTGGTTATCTGTTCTTGCACCAGTAGGTTTAGAAGCCTTTAGAACAATCAAAAGCTCACAAGTTCAAATGCACAATTCAGACAACAACTTGGTATCAACAATGCTTAGCCTGCAATCCAATGAAAATACAGTCTTAGGACTTGGTAGGTTAATCAACCCTACACCAGTCATTGCGCCTGCGCCTATCGTTGTTAGACCAGAAGTAGTCAAGCAAGAGCCTGTTATTGTTCAAACAAGATAAATGCTTTCGCACTGAAGAATAAAAACAACTAGCAAAACTGAGGTATAATCACAAGGTAGCCGTTGAGCTACCTTTTTTTTATTTACGAAAGGAAATTTTATGAACTTGACAAACTTTAATTTTGAGTCTTCTAATATACGTATTTTTGTTGATGAAAGCAATGAACCTTGGTTTGTTGCATCTGATGTTTGCAAGGTACTATGTATATCTCACACGGCTAGTGCCACACGTAACTTAGATGATGATGAAAAGGGTGTGCGTACTATACACACCCTTGGTGGAAGTCAACAAATGACTACGGTAAACGAATCTGGTTTATATTCACTGATTATGACAAGTCGCAAGGATGAAGCTAAACGATTCAAAAAATGGGTAACATCTGAAGTTTTACCAAGCATTCGTAAAACAGGTCGGTATTCAATTAAACAAGAAACTTCTACACCTGCTGTTGCAGAGCTTGCTTTCTGGGACGCTGTTTCAAAGTCACTTAATATCGCGCCAAGCGCACATCTAGGTGGTGTACGAAAAATTGCTATTTCACACGGACACACTTCAATTTTAGAATACATACCTAATTATGCTGTTGATGCACCAAGTGATACTCTAGGAACTTCCTCAGAAGTTACAAAGAGTGCAACAGTCTTATTGAAAGAACACAACTATTGCGTAAGCACCAAACGATTCAATGAGCAGGCCGAAAAAGCTGGCATATTAGTTAAGAATAAAAGAAAATCAAGGTCTATTGAAACTGGATTCAAAGAGTTTTGGAGCTTTACAAATAATGGAATGAAGTATGGTAAAAATGTAACAAATCCAACAAACCAACTAGAAACACAACCACATTGGTATGTTAGTAAATTTGGAGATGCTTTGAAAGAAATTTTAGAAAGCAACATTGGGTTCATGTTGAAGTAAATGGTATATAATCACAAGGTAGCCGTTGAGCTACCTTTTTTATTTATCAAAGGAGTTTGTCTAATGTTAGACCTTGCAAAGTTTTGGGTTTATGACATTGAAACATACAAAGAGTGCTTCAGTATTGCCCTAATAAGGGCAGACGGTAAACATTCTAGGGTTTACTCTTGCTCTAAATTCTCGAACGAAAGTGAAAGTATCTTTAAGTTTCTTAATTTTCTTGAGATCAACAAAGACAATGCTGTGTATGCAGTTGGTTTCAATAATGTAGGTTTCGATTACCCTATTCTACATGACTTGATTGAACTATACAAGAAAGGTTCCTTACCTAAGACTGGTTCTGCAATTGCATTAAAGGTGTGGAAACTTGCTCAAAAGCAAATTGATACAGCTAAGGGAGACTTTCCTAGGACATTCAAGAATCACAATGCTTACTTCAATAACCTAGACTTGTACCGTATTTGGCACTTCAACAACAAGGCAAAGGCTACTTCGTTGAAGATGCTTGAGTTCAATATGCGCCTGCAAAACATTGAAGATTTACCGTTTTCAGTTGAAGCAAGTCTATCAAACCAAGATGTAAGCAAAATACTTGACTACAACAAGCACGACGTTAAAGCTACTCTGGATTTCTTCCTAGCAAGTCAATCAGAAATTAACCTGCGTTTCAGCTTAGGGGAGAAGTACGGTAAAGACTTTGTTAATGATGATGACACTAAGATTGGTGAAAAATTCTTCAGAATGAAGTTAGAGGATGCTGGTGTTAAGTTATATACGCACAAGGATGGTAAAAAGGTAATGAAGCAATCGCCTAGAAGTAAAATCAATCTGGGTGAATGCTTGTTCTCTTACTATGACTTCAAACACAAAGAGTTCCAAGCTGTATTCGATTGGTTCTCCAAGCAAAGTATCAGTGAAACAAAAGGTGTATTTACTGACATTGATGAATCAAAACTTGGTGACTTAGTGCAGTACGCTTATTTAGAAACCAAGCGCAAGAAAATCAACAAGGATTCAGTTGAATTTGAGCAACTCAAGAAAGAACATCCTTTACTCTGGATTGAGGAAGTTGACCTAAAGGCTACTGAATACGCTTTTGACTCCGATGGTAAGCATATTATGGAATACCCTTTGGATGAAAACGGATCACCAGACTTTACAAAGAAGCAAAGAAAGAAAAGAGTACCAAAGAAATCCTACTATGCCTGCTGGAGAGAAGCTGGAACGTTAAACGTAGTTGTTGACGGGTTTAGGTTTGACTTTGGTACGGGTGGTATTCATGGAAGTCTATCTCAGAAAGTAGTAAAGGAAACTAAGAGTTACCTGATAAGGGACGCGGACGTTTAACATATTGGGATGTCCTTAAACCTCGTTAATTGCTGGAACACCCTTAGAGCTGTGTAGGCTACAACATAAGTGGAAACGCTAAGTGTGAACGCTTGAAAACTACATTGATTGGGCAATCAGCAGCTAAGACCCGTATAGGGTAAAGTTCAGAGACTATCGAAAGCATAGGTGAAAACCGAAGAAGTGAGTAGAGTAGCTTGTAAAAGCGAAACGCGAGGGTTCTAGTAATAGAACAAGATATAGTCCAGTTTAGTACGAAAGTATTAATGTTTAGTCAAGTATGTACCCCAACATTGCAATCAGTAATAACATTTATCCTGAGCATCTATCTCAGAACTTTGCGGTAATCTATAAGGAGCTTTACGAAGAACGCAAGAAATACCCAAAGGGTACACCTGAGAATCTAATGATTAAACTCAGTTTGAATTCAGCTTATGGTAAGAGCAACGATAAGCACTCATTCTTGTATGATCCTAAATTCACAATGTCTGTTACCCTCAATGGGCAATTGTCCTTACTGCTTCTAGTGGATCGTTTAATCTGCATCCAAGGGTTAAAGATTGTCCAAGTGAATACCGATGGTGTCACTGTTGCTCTACCAAGAGACAAGGAGCAAGAATACAAGGATGTATGCCAGAAATGGCAAAAAGATGTTAAACTTGAGCTTGAGTTTGCGGATTATTCAAAGATGTTCATTCGAGACGTAAACAACTATGTTGCTCTTTATACAAACACCAAAGTAAAGTATAAAGGTGCATATGTCTCCGATGGTTTAGGTTGGCATCAAAACCAATCTTCAATGGTGATTCAGAAAGCTGCTTGCGCCAAAATGCTTTACGGAACTGACTTGAAAGAGTTTATCAGTAAGCATTACAACGATGGAAACATCTTTGATTTCATGCTCAGAACAAAGGTTGATCGTAGCTCTAGGTTGATTACGTTGGATGAAAACAACAATGAAACTGAAGAACAACGAATTTGTAGATATTACATATCGAACAAAGGTAAGAAACTTGTTAAAATCATGAAACCATTGAACGAAGGTGAAGTTGATCGTAGGTTTGCAATTGATTCTGAATGGTTGGTGACAACTTGCAATGATATGCAGAACTACAAAGGTGATGTAAACTTTGAGTATTACATCAAAGAAGCTGAAAAGCTGGTTATTTCTTGAAAGAGCTTTAAATGAAAGAAAACTATGGAAAATCAACATTCAAGCTACATGAGAAACTAAACAAACTAGCTGACGAACAAATCAATCGTTATCTAGAAGGTTCAATGTCAACAGAAGATCAGAAGTTGTTTTACGATGATGATTTCTGGTGCATAGTTGATCCAGACCTTGAAGGTACAGTTGTTGGCTCTAAAGTTCGCAGTGTTTATCTTTTCAAAGACGTAGATAATGATGATTGTTTGGTGAAAGTAGAGTTTCGTGGTGCTGTATCTTCAATCAAAGATGGTGAAATCTGTGTAATTTGTAATTCAATCAATTTTTATGAACACTAGGAGATTAAAATGTCAGCAGATAACGGAATTTATGTTTTAGAAAGTAAAGTTTCAAAAATAGGCAGTGTATGGCGTGTAGCTCACAGTCAAGGTGTTCAATCTGAATTAGAATGGTATCTTGAAAATGAACCGTATAACGTCGGTGCTTTTCTACACAGCGTATTCGGCAAATCGCTTGGTTGGGCTACCGAAAGTGCTGCATTAGATTATGCACATAAACTTTCTGAAGATTTCTCATACCTTGAACACGGTGTTGTTTGTTTAAAACTACCTTTTAAATTTACGTTATACGGAGATTGATACGTAAAAACGATTAAATCTGTGATATAATTCTGCATATCAAGCGAGTATGGCGCAACTGGATAGCGCACTGGTCTTCTACACCAATGGTTGTAGGTTCAAATCCTACTACTCGCACCAGAATAAACCTTAGTATGGTGGTAGTAAGGTTTATAGAAGTCCACCAATTTCAATTATTCAATTCACTTAGAACCGAAAGGAAAACTTATGGACAATCAAGAAGTAATCTCTAAACTCGAAGGTACTTTGGCTTATGTCAGCTTAATGACACCAGTGCAATGCTGGGAAGAAACAAAAGGTAAAGAATGGAAAGTTACAATCATTGTAGATAAGAAAACTGCGAAAGCATGGAACAAAATCTACAAGAAACAACAAGCAAAAGAAATCGACAACGAAATTTTTGCGGATCAATTCAAGATTGACCCACCATACCCTGAACAAGATGAGCAATACGCAATTACTCTGCGTAAGAATACCATGCTAGGTAATGGGCAACCAGTACCAGATAAATACAAACCTTGTTTGTGGGAAAAAGTCGGTCGCAATGCTATTGACGTAACAAATCGCAAAGAAGTCAGCAATGGTTCAAAAGGTCAAGTTACAGTTGATAACTGGGTTGACAAAAAAGGAAATGCTTTCGCTAAGTTAGGTAACGTTCTTGTTACTGAGTTGATCGAGTACGTTCGTGAAAACAAGAATCCACTAGCAGCTTTCGGGGTTGAACTGGAAGTTAGCGATGACGATAGCAGTAACACCAAACAAGCTACCGCACAAGTAGTAAGCAAACCTACTCAGAAAGCATCTGCACCCAAGAAAGTTCAGGAGCAAGATTTTGACGATGATATTCCATTCTAAATAATATGTCGCACCTGCAAGAAATCAAAACAAGTTTAAACAGAAACTCATTCTGGTTTAATGTAGGTGCAATTCTGATTGTGTTGTCAATCATTACCTTGATTTTGGCTACAATAATCTTTATTGCACTTGCTTATCCTTGGCTTATTATTTGGAGCGTAAATACTCTGTTTAGTGCAGCTCAGATACCTTATAACTTTTGGACGGTAATCGCTTTCTACATCTTGAACATATTTTTCTTTAGTAACGTAAAAACAAATGCAAATCAAGACTCAAGTAAAGTATCAACCTAAAGGTGCAGTGTGCATAACTTGCACAAACTCAAAGCAAGATTGTTCTCTTTATGATTTTCAATCTATGCCCAAAATTGAATCCTTTGAAGTAAAAGAGCAAGATGCTCTGTATAAAGTTTTTGTTGTAAAATGTATTCATTTTGAAAGGAAAATATGAACTTGATGACAAGTAATGAAACCAAGACAATGACTTCTCGTGAGATTGCGGAATTGACTGGTAAAGATCATAAGAATATCCTACGCGATATTCGTAATTTATTGCTAGAGTTGTACGGTGATGAGGGGTTGCTCAGTTTTGAGCATACCTATACAAACGAACAAAACCAACAAACATACAGGATGTTCAGGCTACCCAAACGAGAATGCCTGATTCTTGTTTCTGGTTACAGCGTAGCAATGCGAGCCAAGATTATTGACCGTTGGCAAGAACTTGAACAACAAGTATCAATCAAGCAAGATATACAACCTGTTTTCCTTACGAAAGGTGTAGAAGCTGCTGGTGAACTTAACTTCTTGGATGCAGTCAATAAGAGCTTAAACTTAGCTCCAAGTGCTTATTTGGGTGCTGTAAAAAGAATTGCAGTCAAATATGAGCAAACCGTAGCCCTTTCTGTAATTCCTACTTACGCAATTGATGCTGCACCTGATTCAAAAAAAGAATCTTCAGACCCAACTTTTAGTGCTACGCGCTTACTCAAAGATAGAAAGCTAGAAATTAGCGCAATGCGATTTAATGAGCAAGCTGAAAACGCTGGGATTTTAGTAAAACTAAGTCGAAACTCAAGTTCATCAAGTAAAGGTGTTAAGTATTTCTGGGCATTTACACAAGATGGTTTGAAGTATGGTAAGAATGTCACAATCCCAACAAGTCAACTTGAAACACAACCGCATTGGTACGCGAGTAAATTTGATGACGCGCTACGTGTCATCTTGAACAACAACCTTAATGGCTTAATCAAATAAACGAGGAAATCATGCTAACTAAACACGAAGAAGATATTATTAAATCTTTTGAAGAGCTTTTTAATCAGCAAGGAATTATCGCTGACACAATGAAAGATGTTTCAGAGGTAGCTAAGAGCAATGGGCTTGATGTAGCCTTACTGAAAAAGATTGCAAAAGCAAGAGTTGACCGAAAGATCGATGAGCTTCGAGAAAAGACTCAGAATTTGCTCGATAAGTTAGACTAAGTTGTTAGCCTAGGGTCACACCTAGGCTTTTTCTTTATATAGAATAGGCGTAATATGAAATTCTTGTTTATTGATGGTGATTTACTTTCATTTAGAGTTGCAGCAGCAGCAGAAGATAGAAGTATTATTGCAAAGCATAAAAAGTCAGGTAGAACCAAGGAGTTTAAGCATCGAACAGCCTTGAAGGAGTTTTTGCTTGCTAAAGGTTTTACCTACAACCCTACTGATTATGAGATTGAAGATATACAAAAACCAGATGATATTCAAAATGCACTCTACTCAGTAAAGCATAGCCTAAAAACAATCAAAGAAGCTGTTTGTGCAGATACTGTAGAGATTTACATTGGTTCTGGTGATAATTTTAGGCACAAATTACCCTTACCATCACCGTATAAGAACGGTAGAAGTTCTCAAGCTAAACCTGTTCTAATATCTGAAATCAGAGAGTATCTTGTACAACATCACAAAGCTACTCATGTAGTCGATATTGAAACTGATGATGTATTGTCAATTAGAGCCTACACTGAAAACTCAATCGGTAATACGTCTGTGATTGCGAGCATCGACAAGGATACTTACCAAGCACAAGGTATTTATGTTTACAACTGGACAAAGCCAGAAAGAGGTGTAGAGTTGATTCCAGACGTAGGCGAGCTTCGATCCGAAAATGGTAAAATATCAGGTAATGGTTTGAAGTGGTTAGCCTATCAATGCCTTGCTGGTGATAAAGTTGACACGTACAAGCCTTACGAATTATCAAATGTCAGCTATGGGCCTACAAAGGCGTATAACGCGCTTTCTAAGGCTGTTTCAGAGCAAGAGGTTATCGAGGTATTACTCGCTGAATATAAGCGTTTATACCCAGTTTTAACGCGATATACAGATGTTCATGGGGAGCAACATGAAAAGGATTATTTGGGTATTCTCGATATGTATTGGAAATGTGCTTACATGATGCGGTCTTGGGTTGATCCTAATCAAGATTTTGTTTATTTTGCCAACAGTAAAGGAGTTATGATATGAATATGCTTTGTTTTGAATGCCAAATTAAGTTTATTAAGAAAGTCCAAGATTGACAAAAGACCTAAGAACCCCAAAAGACGTAGCTGAAACAAGGCTTAAACTTTTACTTGAGCAAGACAACAAGGATGCTTGCTTAGGAATACCAATTTCAAAAGGAGCCTGCTTAGATCATGCTCACGACGATACACAGTTTGTACGAGCAGTCTTACATAGAGAAATCAATGCCTTTATCGGTAAGATTGAAAACTCACATATCAGGCACATCAAGTATTGGTACAAGGAAGAAGATTTACCTAGTATCCTTAGGAAGATAGCTGACTACCTAAGTAGAGAGCATGACAAAAGGTATCGACATCCTGATTGGATCAAGAAAGTAAAGGTTATATTCAATAAACTAAACGCACAGCAGCAAAGAGATTTTTTAGAGAAATTTGGTGTTATTTTGCAAAATAATAACCAAGAGCAAAGGAAAGCTATTTTTTCTGATATAATCCGAGCTTACTCGTTCAATGACATTGTTAAGCAATTTGAAAGGAATTAACTTGAAAGTATCACAAGAACTTCGAGAGGTAATCAAGAATTTATCAAAGAGGCATTCTCAGCGACAAATCTCAGCGATTACAGGCGTATCAAAGTCTCATGTAGGTAGAATCCTATTACAAGACTGCACTAAAGAAGAATCTTCAGAAATCAAGCCTAAGATTTTATTCTTAGATATTGAAACAGCAGGTGCTATTTCACATACATTTGGAAGATATAACCTCAACCTTTCACAGGCGAATATCATTTCTGAAGGTGGTTGGTTAATTTCCTATGCGTATGCTTGGAATGATTCACAAGTCGTTGGTCATCACTCAATTCCTGAGCTTGTTGTTGCTAAAAACGATAAAGCTCTGGTAAGTGACCTAGCTAACTTAATCAACGAGGCTGATATTGTCGTTGGTCACAACATTGATAAATTTGACTTGGCTGTTATTAAGGCAAGAATGATTAAACATCGTCTCAAACCATTTAAAACAGTGCGAACAGTTGATACACTCAAGATTGCCAAGCAAAACAAGTTCGCAAGCAATAAGTTAGATGATTTAGGTGAATACCTTGGTTTAGGTAGAAAGGTAAAGCACGAAGGTGTTAGTCTTTGGGTTAAGTGCCAACAAGGTGATCCTAGTGCATTGACTGAAATGCTTGATTACAACATCCAAGATGTTGTTTTGTTGCGTAACGTTTACAATGCTATCAAAGCTTACGACAAGAATCCACCAAACCTAGGTAAAATCCTGAATGCTAAACTTGGTGAATCTAAACACAGATGTCCTGTTTGCGCTTCTGACAATGTTTTCAAGGGTAATTATACAGTGCATACACCTGTCTCTGAGTATGATGAGTACGTTTGCAAATCATGCGGACATCGCTCAAGAAGCAGATCAGTAGTAAACACAAAAGAGCAACGTAGTAAAATTTTGATTACACCAAAGTAAATCATGACTGATATAAACAAAACTGATATATTTGTTTTTGGTAGCAACTTAGCTGGTAGACATGGTAAAGGCGCAGCTTTGTTTGCAAAAAATCACCGTGGTGCAATATATGGGAAAGGTATTGGGTTGCAAGGTGAAAGTTATGCGATCCCCACGAAAGATGCTAAGTTAAAAACACTAACTTTAATTGATATACAAAAATACATCATTGACTTTATAGAATTTGCAAGAGAAAACCAAAATATGAACTTCAAAGTTACACCTATTGGTTGCGGTTTAGCTGGTTACAAACCTTGTGACATTGCACCGTTGTTTGATGTAGAAAACCTACCAGATAACATATTGTTACCGTATGAGTTTTTAATTGTTTTAGAAAAGTTGTAATATGCCTATTTCAAATAACAAACAAATAAAATCACTCACGGTAACATCGTGTTCAGATGATAGTTACTGGTACGCCGATAGAGTTGGAGAATCTTTCAAGGTTTTACGAATAGAAAAACTAGATGGTTATGTAATGTATTGGGTTAGAACTGGTGGCTTTCTCAATACGTTAAATTTTGTATTAGACTCCGATTGTAAAGTTTATCCTGATTAAGTATCAAGAAAGGAAACTCGTGACTACAAACAACACAATCTTAGATGATAATAAAGAAATTGCAGAGTTATACGATGCAACATTCGTTCTGAACGATGCAATCGGTAGTTTGCACTCAAAATCACAAGCTGCAATCCAAGGTCAATTAGCAAGAATCCGAGAGGAGCTTGAAGAAACTGAATGGGCATTTGAAAAAGGTTGTAATCTTGAATTACTTGATGGTGCAATTGATGTTCTTGTCACAGCTATGGGTTTGGTTCAAATCCTAGAATCACAAGGATTTGATGTTTACGAAGCGTGTTCACGAGTAGCTGACAACAATCTCAAGAAGTTCATTCCTGTTGAAGAAGCTGAAAAATCAGTTGAAGTTTACAAAAAACAAGGTATAGATTGCTATGTTAAGAAAATTTCTAAATTTAGTGATGATTTTTCGTGTATAATTCGCACATCAGACGGTAAGCTGTTAAAACCTATCGGCCACCCAAAGGTTGATCTGTCTGATTTAGTATGTGGTTGTGGTTACAAATCTATTGTTGAGGATTGAAATGGAAATTGTTATTAAGAATGATTTTGGTAAATTGTGTGTTTACAGTTCAGTTGGTAAATATCATAATCTGAAATATAACGATTGGTGTATATTTTGGAATGATGAAGGTGAATACGATTTTGGAATGTATGATTCTTCATTGAAAAACATACACAAATACTATGCGAGACACGACATCTACCGTAGTATCCAATCGAACTATTGGGGCGATTTTGGTAATTGTAGCATATCTGATTTAGAAGGTATGATTTTTACAGGATATGAAAAAGACTCTGATTATCTGATGTTTTTCACAAATGATAATCGAGTAGTTTTATTTAACCACGAACAACAGTGCTGTGAAAGTGTTTACTTGGCAGACATCACAGGTGATCTTGATGACTTGATTGGTAGCGAAATCCTACAAGCAAGTTGTGAAACAAAAGATGCAAGTGATGATGATAAATCTTCGACTTGGACTTTCTACAAATTTGCAACAAGAAAAGGTTATGTTGACTTACGATGGATCGGTGAATCAAATGGTTATTACTCCGAAAGTGTAAATTGTACAATTATCAAATTGAATACGTGCATTGATGTTGATTGATAAAACAATGGATATTAGAACACTTGCTATATTAGGTACAAAGTGGAAACTTGTTGAAAAATGGGAAATACCTTTATTTTACAATGCTTGTGGTTTATTCATAACACACGGTGATTCTTTGGTATTTGATTTTCTTAGTAAATACCCGTATGTTATCAGTAATAATTATTACTACATGAGTAATAGTAAAATTGCTGATACCTTTTTTGTTGAACAAGAAAAGTACGATGCAATTGTGTTAAAGGTTGGTAAAGTTGAAACGTGAAAGGAAGCGAAATGTTTAAAGTTGGTGATAAATTCGATGCAGGTTGTGGATTAGGGATACATAGAGTTGTTTCAGGTGCATACCTTGAAGATCGTGGATATGACAAAACAATACGCTTAACTAATGTTTTGTCTGATGATGTGTTTTTTGAGATATATGTAACACCAAATGAACTTTACGAAGATTGGTTGTTGAGTAAAATGACAGGTAATCAAGAACAAAACAAACCTACAACAACAGAGCAATTCGACGAAGTAACAAAGCCTAAGCACTATATGCTTTTACCAGATAAAGATGTAGAGGTTCGTGATGTAGTACGCGCTGTTGTCAATCGAATGTCAACCAATGGTTATTCAGCAATGCAATGCTCAGATTACGCTCAGGCTTTGCAATACATTTTACGATTCGATGAGAAAGGTGGAACAAAAGACTTAGAAAAAGCTAAATGGTATCTTGATAAGATTATTAAAGCTCAAACCATGAAAGGAAATTGAAATGAAAAAACAAAATAAGCAAACAGAAGTTAAACAAGAAGTTAAATCCATCAAAGTAAACGACATTGTTAAAACGTCGATTCAACTTGGTGGTGACAATCTTGAGGTAGTATGCAAGGTTGTAGAGGATGTTGGTAATGATTGTTGGCACGTTAAAGTGCTAGACAAACCATACGCTTCGTTTTTGGTTGAAACTAAAGATGTTGAAGTGTTGAAGGAATCAAATTGAAAGAATTATCTCCAGAACAATGCACTGTAAAAATTATTGCTGATAGTTACAGTAAGTTCACGGACTCACGTGTCACTACGTTTGAGCTTGAGTATCCTAGGTTTATTCATTCTGAGTTAATGACACATAGAAACTTCAGTAGAAATGCAAGTTCAAGTCGTGCAGTACCTGTGAATAGTGTCCTAGATCAATTATCTAACGATGTTGCTGCACCTGTATTTTGGGGTAAGAATCAAAGTGGTATGCAGAGCTATGAAGAGCTTGATGATTTGTCAAAGAAATCAGTGCAAGGACTATGGTTGGAAGCGTCCAAGATGGCTTATAGCACTGCTAAAGTTCTTTCTGATATGAAGGTGCATAAGCAGGTTATAAATCGAATTACAGAGCCTTTTCAGCACATCAAAGTAGTTGTTACATCAACAGATTATGACAACTTCTTTAAATTGCGCTGTCATCATGCTGCTGATCCTACAATGCAACAACTTGCCAATAAAATGAAAGATGCTTATCTTTCTAATGAACCTGAAGTTCTTGAAGAAGGTGATTGGCATTTACCATACATTGATAAACGCTTGATAAAAGAAGGTGGTTTGTCGCTGGAAGATGCGTTAAAGATTTCTGTAAGTTGTTGCTGTCAGGTGTCTTATCGCAAGCAGGATATGTCTCTGGATAAAGCAAATAAGATATTTGAGATGTTGAACCTGAGCTCAGAAACAGAACCAGCTCATGCTTCACCAACAGAGCATCAAGCTATGTGTATCAATGACACTAAATTTGGTAGTGTAGATACGTGTTTGCAAGGCATTACACACCTTGATAGAAAACTAAATTGGTATTCTGGTAATTTTAGAGGTTTCGTGCAATACAGACAGCTTCTTGGTGTATAATTGAGCATTAAACAACAGGAGATTTTGTGAAAATTCTACATACATCAAAAAGTTATGTAGAGTTGACAAAAAGGTGTGTGTTTGATTAATTCAGATTATTGAAAGGAATTTTATGGAAATCTTAAAGCGCGGAATAAAACCAGAAGAAAGAGAATATGTTGCCACTTGTAACATTTGTGAAAGTGTTATCAAACTGAAAGAAAATGATCTTACTTATGTAGATGAACGGTGCATTATTTACCAATATGTAAAGTGTCCTGTTTGTAATTCGACACTCTATATAAACAAAAATAACATTATCACGTAAATTTAAATACTAGGTTCTAGTGCATTCGTGTGCTAGAATCTATTTCCCTTTTTAAAAGGAGAAAACTTGTTAAAACTAATTAAACTACCAGAGATAATTTATCTGACATATGAAGTTAGAGAGTTATCAAAAGAGGTGACGAATGATACGTTTTTGGAGCATTCCCGCGATGACAAGGAGTATTATGTTTATGCTTGGAATAGAGGCTCTAATGTTGCACACTTGATATTATCAGTTGATGTCGATGTTTTTGATTATTACATTGAACTTGACAGGTTTATTGAAACATGACTGAAAACGTAACATACAAAGGTAGAGTCTTACCTTATACTATCAAAGTAACACCTGAAATGCAAATGAAATGCTCAGAAGTTTCAGAGTTATTTTCAGAAGACGAATATAGTCTTAGTTATTATGTTTATGTTTGGTGTGATGACTCTGAATTTGCCAAACTTATGTG